AGTTTGTAGTTCAAGTTGGCTAATAAGGTCTTTCGCTTTTTCGTAAAGTGTCATAATTTTTAATCTTTATCAAATATTGGTAACTCATCTGAAAGTTTGCAAGTATCTTTATCAATAGAACCGACTACATACCAACTTTCTCCGTTTTTATATTCAGCCATTAAATGGTGTTGTGTTTCAAATTTTTCCGCTAATGATATTGAAAACATAAAAAAGTGTTTATCTTCAGTAAATTTTTTTACCCAATCTATATTTAATAGTTCATCTATTGAATTAAAATTATTTACTTGGTTTTCGAAACCGCTAAAATATGCGGGTCTGTATTGTTTAATTATTCCTTTCATATCTGTTTAATGTTTATTATTAATTTTTCCCAAATGTCCAACACCAACTTGGCGTGGTTAGTGTCGTAGGCGTTAACAATCGAAGTCGTTTTCTTTCTCCGTGCTTTCGGGTTCTGTTGGTAATAATGTGTTATTATATAAGTCTTCATATTTCGCTTGTATTACGTTGCAATAATGGTTAAAATTAAAGTGTCCGTTTCGGTGTGTCCAATCCTTATCCTGCACCCACCATTTAATTTGCTCTATTAAATTATTTTTCATCGTTAGTATTTTTCGTTTTCCAATCCGTAGTTATGCCAATCGTCTTCGATTTGTTGCCACCAATCAAAAATACCTTCGGCGGCTAATTCTTCCCAAACCCAATAATAAAGCCCTTCTATTTCGGCTTCGGTCATTTCGTAGGTTTCGCAGTAATCCGAGTGGCATAGTTCACAATAGATGTTACTTAATTCGATTTCGTAGGCTCCGTGTTTATCTACTTTGATTTGATAGTCACACGTCCCGTACCGGTCGAAGTATTCGAATTCAACCGTTTCTCTGTTTTTGTTTAAGGTAATTAACATATAATTAAGAATAAAAGGTTATAAGATAAAATGTACATAGCAACCAAGGCTAAAAAACTAACAATAGAGTTAACGTAAGGGTCTTTCATAGCGTTTAAATTAAATGTGCGTTACAGATGCGCACCCCCCGTTTTATTATTAGATAGTTTTTAATTCAATTACTTTAGATGGACAACACCAACCTAAAATTTTACCATTTTTTGTAGTTGTGCCTTCGTAACATTGTACACCAAAATTTTCAGTTAGTTTAACATTGTACAAAGTGATTAATACTTGTTCGTAAGTTTTAGTTACTTTGTTGAATTTTGAAATTGGGCTTAAATAAGTAATAGTTTTCATAGCGTTTTTTTTAATTGTTTCGTTAATAATCATACGCAAATATAAACACCAAGTTTCAATCTACCAAACTTTTTAACATTTTTTTTTGATTTTTTAACAAATTATTTTTTAAACCTTTGATTTACAAGGGTTTTTAAGACATAAAAAAAGGGGCTTTTGCCCCCTAATTAAAACGCTATGCGCTAAATTACAACGGAAATTTGAAAGAATCTATGTTTTTTATAAAAGAGTTATTAACTTCTTTTGTTTCTATTTTCAATATCCTACCGCCTAAAGGCTTCGGTGGTGCGCCTCTTTCAACGTGCCAACCTATGTACCCGTCGTTATATTCTTCTTTGTAAGTTCCCGTTAGCATAAGATGAATAGCCCTTTGTTTAACTGAATAACCTTGCTTGGCATTGAAGTGTAATTCTTCGCGTTGGTCGTTTCGTCCACTATTCTCGTGGATATGCCCCATTGAAAATACGTCCATATCTTCGTACATTTCTAAAGCCCTTGTAAGATTCAACGCGCCCTTTGTTACTATTCCCCCGCCGCCGCTTCCGTGAAAGTACTTAACCTTGGTGCTAACCATTACGTTAGTATTGAAAATCTGTTTAATGATAATCCAACCCCCGTACCCGCCCGTATGTATTTCGGTTTGACACTTGTAATTAAGTAGGTCTACGAATCTTCTTAATAGGTCTGTTTCTTGAAACTTTATTACGCCCGTTTCGTGGTTGCCATAACCGATTACTTTAATAATATCGGCGTAAGGCTCGAACCATTGAACCGCAGTTTCTACAATCGAATCTAAATACCTTGCGTTGTTATGTTCTTGTCGTATGTCCGATTTATTACGTCTATTATCGCCCCGCCCTTGCATCAAACAAAAGAAATCGCCGTTAATAATTACGGGAATATTATTTTCTTTACAGAAGTCTAAATGCTTTTTGAGTAGGTCGCGGTCACAATGGGGATTGTCCCAATGTATATCTGACAACATAGCGACGTGAACTAATTTACCGCTTAATTGCAGTTCGTGGACGTTGCGTCCGTGTTTAATTACTTTCATTATAACTGATTTCTATAACGTAAAAGTAAACTAATCCTATTAAAAAACGAAGAATTAAGAATAAACCGCAAAAAGAAGCCTAAAACAAAAGCTATCAATACCACCCACCACGAAGTACGATATTTAACGACTTGTTTGGTTTTGACCTTGGCTTTGGCTTCGTGTTTAACTATCTTAACTTGGGTGTCGCCTTTGATTTTTAAGGTCTTTATTCGTTCCTTATATCGAATTCTTTCTTGAAATTTCGTGGTTGGCACGTATACATTTTGAAAGTTTATTACCGTATCGCGATATGCGATATATTTTTCGTAAACAATCGAATCGTTAATAATTACGGGGAAAGAATCTATTGTAGTTATCCTTATTGTGTCGGTGTCTTGTACCACCTTTAGCCCGTGTTTAAGCGCCTTTCGGTAGTGGTATTGTGCTTGGCGTTCACTTGAACACGAAAACGCCGTTAAAACGACTAAAAACGCTATTACAAATAGTCTCATATTTCAAGTAAAGTGTAGGAGAATTTATTGCCGTGTATCTTCGCGGCTTTCTTACAGATAAACATAAAGGTTTCGAAGTCTTTTACTCTTTTAAAAACTTGGCAACCTTCAGACCAATTTTCTACCCAAGTAGAATCCGTACCCGCCTTGTGTATATTGATTCCAAAAATTCCCGTGTCGGTTTTGATTTCGTCAAACTTTAAGTCTCGGTTGGCATCGCGCCACACCGTAACGTTACCTAATCTTTGACATAATGCGTCGTATTTTCCACGGTGTTTATCAATAGCCCACACCCCGCGATATTGACCCGCTACTAACCGCGCAACTCCTTTTGGGTTTCCGAATTTCTCGACACCTTTTTTACCTGCGTCGGTAGTGGCATTCCAACAAAAGAACTGCCAATTCCCTAAAGAATCTTTGTAAGAAATAGTTATGAAATCGTCAAACACGTTTGTTACCTTATCGGCTATCGAAGGGGCGTTATTCCTAACCCCTACTATATTAACGTCGTAACCTTTGTTAGCCGTATCTTCAAACCATTTATAGCCCTTATCTTTAACGGCTTTTTCAATTTGTTCGCGTGTGTACATAAGATTAATTTTTAAACTCCGTAAGGTCGTTTTTGGTGCGCGTTAAAAACTCTTTAAAAGACTTTAGTACATTCTTTCCCGTTACATCTTCGTAAGATTCGTTTATAGACTTAATTTCGATAAATGTACAAAAGAAAGTAAACGCCTTGGTTAATACCAAGTGAACGCTTACGAAAAGACCCAATATATCAGCTAATAAATACTTTTCCAAAAAGTAAACGGACACAATAGCCCCCGCGTAAAGAAAACTTTTAGAAGCCGTGTTACTCAAACGCCTTGACCTAAAAGACTTCCAACCATATAAACTTACACTTCTCCAAACTCCGAAAAACATATCTAATATTATAAACCCAACGGCAATTAAAACCATAGGCTTAACGGGTGCTAATATTGATAGTATCGAAAGAAAGAAAAGGGAAAGTTTAGTTTTCATCGTTGTAGTTCCAATGCGCTAATAATTGATATGTAATGTATGCGCAAAACGTCGCGCTAAATAGTTTTTGGTAAATTGGTGTTTCATCGAATACGGCAAACAGAAAACCCGCGTAACCGCATATATAATATATAAGTCCTAATCCTTGAAGGTGGTTAATCTTTTTCACCCTACCAAGTTTGTATTGGGTGACCAACTATCGACACAAATAGAACCCCAACCTATTATATTTTTTGCACCTTGTCCCCAACCTATCATATTAACCGCGCCTTGTCCCCAATAGTTCATTTTTTATTTAGTTTAATTAATAACTTCGTTAGCTTAATAATGTTTTGTTTTTTAGGGGTATAAATCTTTTTCATAAGTACCAACCCGTATAAGTTGTGGAATCTGAAGAAGGGTAAACATCTCCGTTACTATTCGTAGTGTATTCGGGAAACAACGCATTGTTAAAAGACATATAATCTATGAATCTTTCGGTGTAATATACTGCCAACTGCCGTTGTTTCTCTATTAAGAAGTCTACTTCGTTTTTATCTATGTTTGTGGCGTTTTCGGAACTATGTTTAAAGATTCCTTTGTTCGCGATTGTATACGCTTGGAAAGGTAAAAATTCAACCATAGCCCAATGTATTAACATCGGCTTTAAGTAGGTTTCGACAAGGGTTAAATACGGGTTTGCTAACGTGTTGTTTATTATGTCTGTTTTAATCTTATTCAGTAAGTCCGTACCCGTGTAATTTTGTATGTGAATGTCTTGGGCTACCTTAATCCATTGAATAAAGGTATCCGTGTCCATATTCCCGTTAACTGCGGTAAATCGTACTAAATCGTCACGGGTTATTAATAATGCTTCTGCCATTATTTAAATCTTTTATTTGTTGGTAAAAATCCGTTATACGGCATATC